GCCAAAGCGATGAACTGGGCCATGCCCTCGCTTGAGCGAATGTCGTTGGCCTTCAGGGCTTCGTTTGATTTGCCGCCCAGGGCAGCGGCCTTGTCGGCCTGGATCTTGTCGATCTCTTCCTGCTTGCCGGCCATCTTCTCGCCTACGGCAGCGGCTTTCTTGGCGGCCTCGTCCCGGCGTGCCTGCTCTGCGGCGGCTTCACGCATTGCCTTTTGCTCGGCAGCCTTGGCGTCTCGCTCAGCCTTGCGTTGTGCCTGCTCTTCGGGATTCATTCGCTCGCGTGCCTTTCGGAAGGCACGTCGGGTCGGGCCGTCCTCTTTTGGCGCATTCGGATCTTCGCCAAAAATCGCACGCGATGCGGCCTTCCCCGCATTCTTTAACGCCGCGTCGCCTTCTTTTTCGTTCTTTCGCAACGCCTGCTCGGCGCTTGCTGCGAAGTTTTGCCCAAAGCTTTCCAGGTCTTGGCTGACCCAGCTCCCAAGCCCCTCAAGAAGTTTGCCAAGGCCGATCGCCAACAAATTGCCGGCCGCCTCAAACATATTGAAGGCAAATCGCAGGGTTTCTGAAACAGCAGTAAACACGTCAGCGGCAAACCGAAATGAGTCTCCGACGTTAGTCATGGTGGAACCAAAATCAGCAAACGAAGCAACGGCGTCGTCGAACATTCCTGCGAGCTCATCGCCGACATCAAGCAAGGCGTCAGTGATTGCTCCAGCAATCCCTTCGCCTCCACTGCCACTTGCACTGTTGAACGACTCGACAAACGCCAAGAACTCCTCTGCCATGCTTGTGACAATCGGGGCAAGGTTGCCAACAACCTGGCCAATGATGCCCTCGAAAGTTGCCTTGACCATGTCCAGGGCGTCGTTCATCTCGCCGATTGCCTCAACTTGATCGGCGCCGACCACCGCCCCAAGGCGTTTCATCCGCTCTTCGATCTCAGCCAAATCCGTATTCATCAACGGCAGAAGCTCAACGCCAGCCCTGCCAAACAAGGCTACCGCGGCAGCGGCCCGCTCAGCCGGCGTCGCAAGCGACGCAATAGCCTGCTGAATCACGCGGAACTGTTCTTCAGGCGACATTGCCTGCAGCTGCTGGAAATCAATGCCCAGGCGGGTAAACGCTTCCGTGTTGCCACTCTCGGCAGCCTGGCCAATCGCCACCGACAGCTTCTGCAACGCTCGGCTGCCGTCCTCCACGCCGGCCAACTTGGCCGCCATGTTGAACACCTGCAACGCCTCAACGCCAATACCGAGGCGCTGGGAGAGATCATTCAGCTTGTCCAGTGACTCAGCCACGCCTGCGGCAAACGTTACAACTGCCCGGCCGCCAGACGTAAACGCATCCGCCAGCATGGTGATGCCTTTGGCGGCGACGGCCCCGATGGCGATGTTTTTGATGGCCGACACGTCGGCGGCCGTCTTGCGGGCCTGCCTGCCCATGCGATCCATGGCGGCAGCTGCGTCATTGGCCCCCGACACGACGCCGGTGGCGGACATGCTTGCCCGCATCGCCAGTGCCAGAGTCGTCGCCATACGTCACCGTGGCCTCAGTTTTGCCAGTTCCGCCGCAATCTGTTCCGCCGTCATGGGCGGCTTATCAATGGGCATGAAATCGTCTTCGCGTGGCGGGCGGCCCCTGCCGCAATACGGCGCCAGGATCGCCGCCACGATTCGTGCTGTCTGCCGCCACTCGCCTCCCAACGGATTCACGTACCGATGAAACGCCAGCCATCTCCTGTACTCGGCCACGTCCATTCGTTCGCCAAGTTCCCGCTCAGTCATGCCAAGGTGACCGGCCAGGATGAGCGAGAAAGCATCCAGCGGCCGGTCAATCAGTTTTTTCCGATGTCCTCAATTTCCTTGTCGTCGAGCTCGTTGTGCTTCTGGGCGATGCGGAACAACCGGGCCCCGACGGTGCCCGACAGCCCCTTCAGTTCGTCGCTGGTGAACAGCGGCTTGCCGGCCTCGTCCACTAAGCATTTGGACAGGTACAGCGTGCGGTAGTCCTCCACACCTTCCCCCTTGGATCGCAGGCAAGCCAGTTCCCACGATTGCAATTCGCCCAGCGGCAGCGTGCGTACCCACACGTCGCACTTCCACTCGGGCACATGCACCTTGAGTGCATTGCCTTGGTCAGCCGCCTTGATCTGATCGGCGAGTCCCATTACGCCCCCAGCTTGAAAGTCACGCTGTACGTCAGCAGTTCGCCAACCGCCGCTTGCGCCCCAAGCGACTGAAAGATGGCTACCGGGAATGACAGCGACAGCCCCGGTCCACCTATTGATAGGGCCGCCGTCAAGCCGACATTGGTGGAGCTCATCGCAGCTGTGCTACGGGCCGACACGCTGATGGTGCCGTAGTCCACGTCGCCAACAGAAAACACCTTGGCACGGGACGTGGTGCCACGGGGCGTCACTTCGATGGTGTCGGCGGCAATGCCGTCAACAGACAGCGAGACGACTTCGCCGAGGGGCGTGGCGCCCCAGGTGATGGTGGTGCCCTGAGATACGTTCGCCACGACGGCCCCCCGTCGTTAGCTCTTCACTTTGAAGGTCAGCGACTGTTTGACCAGTTCGCCCGTGGCGTAGGCCACGCTCGAGCTCGACACGGTCGCCGTGTAGGTGACTGAGGCGAAGGACAGCACGCCGGTGGCACCGATAGCCACGGCCGTCGTCCCGTACGCCTCACAGCTAAGCTCGTTGTCGATGAGGGCCGGCGACTGGTAGGTGCGATTGGCACCGCTGGCCAGCCCGAGGTGCGAGTTGTCGAGCAGATCGCCGCCGGGCGTCACGGTCACGCTGGTGACCGTGTACGTGCTGCCGGCAAAGACGAACGTATTGCCCTGCGAATCGACTGCCATGGGGCGGTTCTCCTGTGGTTCGTGGGCCGCTGGGCCCTATCAAAAAACTACGGCAGGGGGTGCGAATCCTTGCAGTTACGCCCGGCCCTTCTTGGCCCGTGCTGCCAGGTACTTCGGGAGTTGCTTCAAGGCGTTCTGTAGTGCCGTCTTCATCTCTGCCTCAAGGTTTGCTTTCACTGCCGGCAGGGCGGCGCTCGACGCCTTTTCGACCGGACGCAGTGACGGCATAACGCCACGAAATGCCCCACGTTTGGTGAACCGAGGCTTTGTGCCGTACTCAACCAGGAACTGATGCTGCGTCTTGTCTGCCGGGCGGTTGCGACGCTTTGTGCCAGACTTTGGCGGCTTGGCAGATCCCGGCTTGCGAAAGCCCACAATGGCCACGGCGGCACCGGTCCTTGGGTACCGTTTGGCTTTCGTAGCCACGCCACGGCGGAGGTTCCCGGTCGGGCCGACTGGCGTGCTCCTGGCCAGTTGTTCCTTGGCTGGAGCCAATGCTCGTTTGACGGCCGCTCCGATACTGGCCGCCGCCAGAGACTTCGGCAGCTTGCGGAACTCGTCCGCCAGCCCAGGAAAGTCTGGAAAATCAAGCGTGATCGCAGGGGCAGCCATCACGTCGCCTCGTTGATGCGGAAATCGAACGTCTGCTGCACCGAGTAATACGGCAACATCTGGTCGTCTGCCGGCATCTCGACGCCGTCGGACTCCGCCTGCAGCGTCGTCCGCTGGATCGTCACGCCGGCCGTGGTGCCCGTCCAGCCGTCCACGGCCAGGCGAACCGCTCGAGCAATTGACTTCACTGAGGTGTAAGACGTGCCGTACGTCGTCAACTGCAGCGTGATGACGGGGTTCCCGACGTTGCCAGTGAGCGACTGCGGGCGTTCTACGGCTGTGCGCTGGTAGATGACGAGCGGCAGCGGAGTGCCAGTAGGAGCAAGCAGCGGGTACACCCGCGTGCCGATGTATTGACTCACGGCCGTCTGGCTGGTCAGACGCTGAAACAAAAACGCTTCTGGGGCTTCTGGAAAGCTCATGTGGCGGCCTTCTCCGTGCAGATCAGTTCCATGTACCAGCCGCGTTCGTATTCGTTGATGGCACCGATTTCGAGCGTGCGGGATCCTGCATACAAAATGCGCATGGCGGGCTTCACGCCTGCCAACGCGCGGATTGTCACCTTGTGCCCAGTAAATCCGACGATCTGGCCATACCGCTCGGCCTCCCGGCCCGAGAGCGCCGACACGTCTGCCCACACAGTGGCAAACGTAGACCACGACAGCGAGACTTCGCCAACCGCGTTTCTCGTTTCGGTCGCCTGCTCAATCACGATTCGGTCTGTGAGGCTGCCAGCGTCGATCATCGGTACGATCCCCAGCGGATGGTGTCGAGCAAGGCCTTGGTGCCCATCGGCACTTCCGTAAGCGCCGCCTCGGCCGCCATCTCGCGGTTACGCCACAGATGGGCCACCAGCATCAAAATGGCCGACTTAACCGGGGCGGGCACGCTGGTGCCGTCAGCTGAGTACCCAGCCCACCACGTCACCGTGGTGCTGTTCTGATCGGTCAAGTGGCTGGGCCAACTCTGGCCGTACAGCGGCCGGGCAACGCCCGGAGTGGATTGCCTGTCCACCCGGTATTCCGTGGTCGCAAGCGTGGCCGTAGAGGCCCCTGCGCTCGGCGTGTAGGTGATCGTTACCGCCGTGGCCGTTCCGGCCTGCACCATAGGCGGCCGGGGCAGCTCGATGTCCAGATTGGGAATGGTGCCCTGGCGGCCCTCGATGTTGTTGCCGTCGGCCAGTAGCCCAAACTGCACCGGGCTGCCGATCGCCCCATAGAACGAATCCAGCCGCATCTGCAGCTGGGTGTGGCAAAAGGTGCGGTCGCAGTAGTCCTCGGCCCAGCGCGTGGCGGAATTGATGAGCGACGTGATCAACGTGTCTTCGTCACTATTGTCGATCCGCAGGTGCAGCTTGGCTTCGGCCAGCGTCACCGGGTTATTGGCGGGCTCGGTGGCCCGCAC